GGCTGCCAAGCCTGGCCAGGAAGCGTTGCGGAAGAACGTTGCCGCCCTGGGCGAAGTCACCGGCAACCTGATGGCGAGCGTCAGCCAGGTGTCGCGGAAGTACACGAACAACAAAGCGAAACTGCCTGTCGGCGTGGTGGTGGTCGGTTTCCGCCGGCCGGTGAACAGCAAGAGCCAGAAGGGTGCCACGCCGGCCTTTATCGGAGGCACGGTCCTCAAGGGGCCAAACCGGGCCTACCACTCGCACCTGGTCGAGTACGGCACGAAGCCGCGTCAGGCTGGCAAGTCGAAGCAGGTCAGCCGCCGTCGCGTCGTGCTGGGCGGCAGGATTCGCACGATCACTGAGCGGGCGAAAGAGAAGCCGACCGGCCGTGGCGTCCTGTCATCGTTCAAGACCCGTGGCCCGTTCTTCCGGCCCGGCGTCCGCCGCTACCCAGTGGACTTCATCGCCACTGGCACCGTCCGTGGGAGCCCGGCCCGCAAGCCGCTCACGCGGGCCTTCCAGTCCACGCAGAGCCAGATGCAGAGCATTCTCGACGTGGAGATGCGTAAGGCCCTGGCGGCGGCTATCAGGGCCACCAAGAAGAAATACGGAGACTTCGGCCTATGAAATCCCCCGAGGCTGTCCTGCGTACCGCGTTGGTCGGGAATACGGCTGTGGCCACACTCGTGGGCACGCGGGTCTTCCCCGTGATCGCCCCGGCTACGGCCACGTTGCCTTTCGTCGTTTGGCGGCGGACCGGCATCCAGCGGGAGCAAACGCTCGGCAACCCGATGGGGATGCCACGGGTGACGCTGGAGTACCAGATTTACGGCGTCACGTATGACCAGACGCGGGAGGTGGCCGACGCCATGCGTGGCGTTCTGGATGGATACGGGGGGCAGTCGGAAAATACGGTTGTGGATCAGGTGTCGCTCGAAAACGAGAGCGATGACTTTGTCTCACTCGGTGGCGCCGAGATGCCACCGGCGTACCAGATCACGCAGACCTACGACATCCGCTGGCAGGAGAGCTGACGAATGGCCACGACCCCGCATTCCGGTTCCGGCACGACGTTTTCTTTCGCCGGTGTTAACTACACCGTCACCAGCATCACGTACACGCTCGGTGCCACGGGTGGCGGTGCGGATAACATCGACATCTCCCATCTTGGCCAGACCACTGGGGCCAGCGTTCTTTCCATTGCTCGCCCGCTCGTGGGCACGCAGGGTGGCGACACCGGCAAGAGCGTCAGCATCGAGTACATCGGCACCAGCGTGATCGCCCAGAACGCGACCGGCACGCTCACGATCACTGGCGGCATCAGCGTCTCGGCGACTGCCACGTGTAATTCGTCTTCGGTCACGCTGACCGTAAACGACGCCATTCGCGGATCTGCCGAGTTCCAGTTGGCTTGAGCCACGGAGGTTTCCGTGGCGACGTACAGCACTGGCATCACGGCGACCTGGGGCACCGCTACTTTCACCGAGGTCACAGACCTCGCGTGGACATACGGCGGCAGTCTGCCGAAAGGCCGCGACTCTACGTGGACCGACGAAGTCGGCAACGTCACTCTGACGTGCCTCGGCACGGCAGGCATAGCGACTGGCAACTACGGCTTGCGGAACGACCTGACGATCAGCGGTGGCGGCGCCGCCTTGACATGCAAGGCAGTCTACGAAGGACTGAACGTTGCGCCCGAAGTGAACGGCGTGACCCGTTACACCGTGACGTTCCGAATCCTCGACGGGTGAAACACATGGCAGTGCTGACGCGAGACCAAATTGAGAAGGCGACTGACGCGAAGATCATCAAGGTGCAGGCGTGGGGCGGCGAGGTCTGCATCCGCCTCATGACCGTGGGCGACCGTGACAGCTACGAGGTCAAGCTGCTCGAGGCGCAGTCGAAGTCTGTGCCGGTCATTCCCGACTTCCGCTCCGAGTTGCTTGCCCGCTGCCTGTGCGATGACCGAGGGGAACTGCTGTTCCCTGGCGACGAAGGCGTGGCGGCCCTGCGTCGCAAGAGCGTCGATCAGATCCACGGACTATGGAAGGCGGCCTTGAAGCACAACGCATTGACTGAGGAGGAGATCGAGAAACTGGCGGGGGAATGAACGCCAGGCCGAGCTTGCGATTCAAGTTCGACCTGGCCTCACACCTCAAGAAAACCGTGGCTGAAATCGACGCGATGGACTCGCGGGAGTTCTCGTACTGGATCGCCTACAGCCGATGGTTTCGCCCGCTGGATAACCCGTGGCTGCAGACGGGAATGCTGGCCAGTTCGGTGCTGGCCCCGTACTGCAAGAACCGCGTACCCGACGCTCACGACTTCATTCCCATCGAAGGCAAGGCACCGCAGCACCCGACGCAGATCGCAGAAACGCTCAAGAAGATGGCGGCCGACCTCGGCCAAAAGTGAAACATGGCAACGCTTGGAATCGGATTTCAGTTGTCGGCGTCTGCCGTGGGCATGGCCCAGGGCATCAACGCCGGCGTCGTTGAGTTGCAGAAACTTGGCTACGCGGCCAAGCAAACGGCTCGCGACGTTTCCACGCTGAAGACGCTGGAGATTTCCAAGGCGTTCATCAGCGGCATCTCGTCGATTGCGAACACGTTTCAGTCGTTCACGAGCGGGGCACTCAACGCCATCGACAACACCCGGCAGCTAGCCGCGAGCCTGGGAGTTTCGTACCAGGAACTGCGGACGCTGCAGGTGGCGGCCGACCTGTCTGGTGCATCTAGCGAGGAGTTGGCCAAGGCGTTCACTAGGGCGCAGGTGACGATCACGAACGCGGCTGGCGGTAGCAAGGAAGCCGCCAAGGCACTCGCCACCCTCGGGCTGTCTGTCGATGACTTGGCGACGCAGACGAGCACGCAGCAGTTCCAGACGATTGCCACGGCCATCAACTCCATCGAGAACCCGGCCCAGCGGGCAGCGGCTGCGGTGGCCATCTTCGGCAAGAGCGGTGCCGCGCTGCTGCCGACGTTCCGCGAGTTGCCTGAGAACCTGAAGACGGCCCAGACGTTCCTGGGCGGATTCCGCGACGGCGTCAACGGCATCAACCCCGACAAGATTGACGCCATCGGCGACTCGTTCGGGCTCGCCGGCCAGGCGATGCAGGAACTGGCCGGCCGCATCCTGACGCAGTTGCAGCCCGCGCTGACGCAGGGCACCGACAACTTCATCAAGTTCGTGCAGAGCATCGACGTGCCTGCGGCTGCCGCGTCTCTTTCCAAAGCGCTGAATGACATTGCCAGCGCTTTGTCGGTCGCGGCACGGTTCGCTGCTCCGCTCGCGAGAAACATCTTGCCTGCGGCTGGCGCTGCACTTGCCTTGATGAATCGTGAGCTCATCAAGGGGCTCATCGCTTCAATGTCTTCGACGTTTGCGGCTGCAGCCCGTGCAGCGCTCGGGTACAGTGCTGCCGCTGGCGTGGCGGCGACCGCTACTGTCGGGCTTGGCGTCGCCATTCGCGGGCTGCTTGCGTCCACCGGCATCGGGCTCCTGGTGGTGGGCCTTGGGCTAGCGGCCGGCGCGGCTCTTGAATGGGCTATCGCCAGCGATTCGGCTGGTGCCGATTCGGCCGCTGCCATTGCCGATGCCGAAGCGGCCATGAAGCGGTTCAGCGCCGAGACCGACCGGGCCGGCGTCGCCGCCTTCAACCTTGGCGAAGATGTGAAGAAGGCCCTGAAGGTGCCGGAAGAGATCAGCGTCAACGAGTTCGCCCAGGGCACTCTCAACGAAGCCCGCTCCGCGATCCTGTCGCTGGCCAAGGAACTGGGCGGGCTCGACAAGGTTCCGGCGAACGTGCTCGAGCAGTTTGAGGGTATTCGCAAATACGCCGAAGGCATCACCAGCGACGTGATGAACCAGAGCGAGGCAATCAAGGCTGTTGATAGAAACTCTCGCGATTTGATTACAACCGTCACGGAACTCGCACAGCGCGAGCGTGACAAGGCGAATGCGTCCAAGGAAGCCACCGACGCAGCGAAGAAGGCGGCCGAAGAGTCTCGCAAGCGTGTTGCCGAACTGGCGACGCAAGGACTGAGCGGTGCGGAGAGATCACGGCTGCAGTTGACTCAGGACTTGCTGTCGATTGCGAGAGAGCAACTGGCTGCCGAAAAGGCGTTGCAGGATGCCCGCAAGGCTGGCGATGCGTCGGCAATCTCTGCCGCCCAGGAGCGGCTAAAGCTCGCCCAGGCAGCGACGGCTGAGGCCAAGGCCCAGGATCGCCAGCGGCAACTCGACGCCCTCGGCATCGACGACAAACTGCTGAAGCCTGCCACCACGCTGGCTGACCAGTTCAAGAACGTGCGCAAGGCATTCGACGCCAAGCTCATCGACGGTGGCGAAGCCCGTCAGGCGTTACTGAATCTGGCTGAAGAGGGCATTCGCATCCGCAGGGAAATTGCCGCTGAGTTGAGCCGGCCGGCGAACCGTGCCCTGCAGGTGAACGACATTCGCTCGCAGGAGGGAATCTCGCAGGTCATGGCCCTTGCTACAGGGCGGGAAGATCCTGCCGTCGAACAGCGCCGCCAGCAGTTGCAGAGACTCGATGAGATTCGCCGGTCCCTGGTCGCCATCGGTGCAAGGCCAGTAGAAATCCTGGGTGGTTAGCATGGCCGTTATCGCATCCCGCGAAGTCATCCCGCGCACTTTCTCGCACAAGTTCGGCGAAAGCCCGACCGCCGAGCGGAAGTTCGTCGTGACGGTCGATGCGCCGACTCAGACTCAGGATGTAATCGGTGCGGTCGGGATCGTCCACGGGACATCGCACCCCGAGTTCGCGTACCTGCTGATGCTCGATGCGTCAGTCACCGAGACTGATCGCCATCACGTCGAGGTTACTTGCCGGTATGAGGTGCCGAAGCAAGAAGACCTTGACCCGAATCCCCTGGCCCGGCCCGACGTGTGGTCGTTCTCTACGGGCGGCGCCCAGGTGCCGGCCCTCACGTACTACCACGGCACTGGCAACGCCGACCGGCGCCCGCTAGTG